TTGCAGATAGTAAAGTAGCCATGATATCAAAGATACCGATGTCAAAAGAACAACCTACACAAGCCGGTTTCTCAACTCTTGTTGAAAAGAACCGTGTAAAACTAAGGAATCTCCCGCGAAAACGGGAGACTAATACGACAAACTTCCGTATGGAAGAGCGGAGTAAAGGGGTGGACCAAAGCGCACGAAGTGCGCCTCGGAAGACCTTCAAACCAAATTGCAAAGATAATTTCTTGCCTAAAGCAGAGAGTGTGACCACTAGGGTCAACTCTAAGCTGAGGACAGTCTATAGGTTCTTTGAATTTGCCGATCGCATCAACACTCATGGAGGTTGGTACGACAAAAGTAGATATGGGTCAATGCCGCATTCAAAAACAGAAAGCAACACGTCGGATGATACAAACAAGGTATTCTCCCCAACCAGCAATCAGCAACCATCTTCAAAAGAAGAGAGGAGCGCTGAGGGTGCAGGAGGGAGGAAAGCTTGGAGTAAGACCGACATGTGTTTCCCGAAGAGGAACACAACACAGGCCAAAGGGTGGCGAAATAGAACTAAGTACGATCATAATCTCCGTCTAGTAAGAATGAATTGGAGCGCAATTAGGACATATATCGAGTTGAGGTGGGGGAGGTTCGATAACGAATCTGGAGTAGAGAAATTACACGGAACCAGTGGCTTACGCCAAAGGGTCCGTCATGTAAGATCCTTCCTCAGACTCATCATCAACTCCGACGGTTTCAAAACGACAATGTCCAGGGTTGCACATGAGACCCGCCTTCTGGCGATACATCCTTACAAGAAGAATGCATGCCGTAGGGCGAGCCACACTGGTCCAATAGTGAGGCCTTACAAGGGTGAAAGGCTCACATCATTCAAAAGACTCCATATTGCAAGCACGATATCACGTGCACTACAAGGAATCGGTGTGTCTGCCGCGACACTACTAGAGGAGGAGAATTCTGCGATTAATCGACTAACGACTTCTGATGCCAACTTATCATCCCCAATGAGGGATGAGTTGAAGGCATTCATTAGACATCTCGTTCGAGATGTCGTGATCGACGAGAAGATCCAGAGGACCTTACCTTCTCCGAATGAGAAAGGATGCGTCGAAGCCTCGTCCAAAGCTGGAGGGGCCTCGCATGTCTTGCGAGACCCCCGGTGGAGGAGGAAGAAGGGGTTAGAAGAACTCAGGCAGGCAGCCTTCGCAGTTGCAAATCCAGAATATGCCCTTGACGATGAAGTCAATGATTGGGCATCAGTATCTACAGTACGAGGCGGACTTAAAGGGTACATCAAACTGTTGTATGTCAAGAGGAAACAGAAGCAAAGGTTTGCTAGAGACGACTTGAACGCGAGGCTTACAGACGTAAGACACGCTAAATGGCTAGATAGGGTTCTCAAAAGAGAGCCCGGAACCACGCAGGAGCTGGCAGCCCAGTGCTTGCCATTGCCAGTTACTAACGCAACATATGCGGGGAGTGAAGAAATCACTACCGCAAAGATGGTAGAAAGGAGGAAATGGGACGACACCGAGAAGGGCAGCTACCACTCAATTTCTATTAAAAGAAGCTTTGTGGATATCGTGAACTATGGGACTGATGAGCCAGGAGACCCTGTGCACATCGCTACTGAGGAGGAACTACGAGAAATGGTCGGAAGACCATTAATCGATGGGGACCCCTCGCAGGCGGACTGTTTCCGTTATGCTTTAGAAGATAAGAAAGCTGTCGTACAAATGCTACCAATAAGGACCCCCCAAGGGAAGGTCAGAATGGCGACAATGCATAACAGTTCAATGGTATGGGTGACGAGAGCAATCACCAAGGCAGTAATGCCCGTACTTAAGAAAGTAGGAGCTACCAAGGCGATGCTACGCAACCACACGGTCAAAATCAGCAACAAGAGACAGAAAGACACAGATCTATACAGCGGTGACTACTCAAAGTCAACTGATCCAATCACTAATTCCACTTCCAAACTCGTTTTGACGGAGATTGGGAAGTATATTCCCGTACCAAGTTGGTACAATCGGGCTGTAGCAAAGGTTTGCGTTCCGATGACATTATTAAAGAGTAAACAGCAGGGTGGGGCCGAAGTACCTATGAAGACCACGTGTGGTGCGTTCATGGGCCTAGGCCACGGTTGGGTTGTACTCAGTATCATTAATGCATGGAACGCGCACCGTGCTGGTGCGCCCGAGGGGAGCTTTGCCATCTGTGGAGATGACGTGATTGGACTCTGGACAAGAGAGACGATGGACCGATTTGAGAGCGGAGCAGTCGAGATTGGACTCAAGATGAACATCTCAAAGTCGTTCAGAGGACCCAGAGGGGTCTTCTGCGAACGACAAGTGAGGAAATCAAAGAGAGGCTTCCACGCAACCGCTAAGCCCTGCTTAAGGATCGCAGAAGCATGCGGAGTTAATTCAGAGGCAAAGGGCGACATGTTTGGATGTGCTGATGCGTGCTCGAAAGCACTGTTCAACAAACAACCCAAACCTGTACGAGCCGCCCTGCTCAGGACAAGATCTCATTCTGCAGTTAGCTACTTCACCCCAGGTCGCCACTCCCAAGGAGGGGGTGGGGGTGGTGTAGCTTGTGATGTACTCACCGCCATAGCCTATATTAGGCATGGTGGTGTCACAGATACCAGAAAGGAAGGACCGACGTCCAATCTCCAGTCTGATTTGCGGAAGTATTTGAGAAACTTGCCCACGTTCGATCAGAACCATGATAAGGAAGACTCAGGTGTGTCCTGCCAAGATGTAATAACGTCAATCATGTTATCCGAGACCGTCAAAAGACGGCGCCAGACTACTTTCATTCCATTAGTCACATACAAGCGATCTACAACCGAGGTCAGAGCAGAGTTACACATTAGGAGAGCAGAGGTTCGGCGAACCTTATTTCCTATTGTGCAAAAGATACTTAAGAGAAAACATATGCCACATCTGGCAATCTATGATCTCTTGGGCGGTAAAGTGCCCAAAAAGCATCTACCCGCATACCAGAGTCTAATAAAGACCCGGGGATACAGCGGTGTACTCCGACAGTTTCTTCCCGAATGGTGGCCCATTCTAAAACGTGAATTCACTCCACACGCATATGTACGGAGAACAAATACCATAGTCAAGTCATGCCGAAGCGCGACTCGATTTGGTCGTTGGTCATCCGTAATCAACGCTTGCCAGAGATCTTGGAAGATCAAGGTAAGCGTCAAAGACGCACTTAAGTTCTATTCAGCCGTTGTAGGCTCAGAGGACTGTTTGCTGTCATTAACAACTCTACAATCCACCAAACCAAGGTGGAATTCCGACAGCCCGACTACACGTCGAGCTGATCTCCCAGGTTTTATACCAGGACCCCCGTCACATTGACGAGGG